CTCCTACAGTTTGATTAATTTAATCGTTTTTCTATATTTGAATATATTTCCATACCTTCATCAGTTTTAAACCAATGTGCTAAAGCAGTGTATGGATGCTCGTCAAACGGTACAGTCATTATTTTTCTATCATTAGAACCCCATAAAAAGTTTCTTTGATCTCTAGATAATTTAATAATACCAAGTTCAACAGCTTTAATACCAAAGTTTCTAAGCTGTACATTGTCATCAGCAGCTAATTCTAAGAACAAACTAGGGTTGTTACGAGCAAATACTAATAAATCACGTTTAAGCTCTTTAGAACTCATCTTAGATACCGCAGATCCAACTTCTACACGCATAATAGCTTCTGCTAAATCTAAATCTATTTCTCTAGCTATAACTATAGCGTCTGCTTCCAACTCTAGTATCTCAATGTCACTAGCGGCTTCTTGTACTGGATTGTACTCATAAAAAACATTATCTTTATAAGGATGTATGTCTAAAAGTTTTTGTAATACTGTTTTTTCTTTTTCAACAAATAAAGCTCCGTTTCTAAAAATTATATGTTCTAATCTTTGATCGCCAATCATTTCGTCAACAAAAGGAGTTTTTTGGTTTTGACAATATTTAAGTTCTCTTTCATAACCTTTTTCTTCATCAAACCAGTATATGTTAGTTCCTTTTAACATATATGATAAAGGTTTTTTATTTGCTTTTAAATAATAAACTCTATCTTTTATTTCCCACTTTGGTTTTTTTATTTCAACTTTTTTAGGTGTTGGTGTTTCAACAACTGGTGTTTCAACAACAGGTACCTCTACCTCTTCTTTTTTTGTTTTCTTTGCCATAATATAATATATAATAAAATTAATAAAATAAAAGGCCGGGGCCGAAGCCCCAGTCTTTTAAAAATAGTTTACTGCATTAACATAAAGTTGTTTGCACCTTGAGTAATCAAACATCTTTCAGTTAAGAAGTGTATTTGCATCGCGTCTAAAGCAGATGTAGCAGCACCAACAGAACCAGTAACCCAAGACTTCATTCTTCGGTCATCAGTTTGTGAAGCTCTAAATCTCACGTGTAAGAAAGGACGTCTCATACTAGCACCAACTGTTTGGTCATAAACAGAAGAAGTACCAGCAGGAATTAAGACACCTCTAATCGCGTTAGCAGCGTTAGCAGCGTTAATACCACCTCTTGTAGCTAAATCATTTAAGTATCTAAAGTCAGACTTATAGAAGTCATAAGAACCTCTTCTGAAACCAGAGAAACCTAAATTTAATGCCATATCTTCAGAGTTTTGGAATACTCCGTAAGAAGTACCACCAGCACCGTAAGAGTTCATAGAAGCTAACATGTCATCAATAGCTAAGCTAGTTGATCTGTTAACAAACATCATATACTCTTCAATAGCACCTTGTCTATCAAACTCAGCAAGTATTGCATCGAACTCAGCTAAATCAGTAGCAGCATTAATACCATTTACACCAGTAGTAATATTACCTCTATCAGTAATAGCCGCGAATAAACCTTCAGTACCTACGTTTCCAGCACCAGCAGCAGATCCAGCTATAAGGTTAGATCCATCAGCTAAGGAAGCAGCAGCGTTTAATTCACTTTCTAACATTGCCATTTCAATGTAGTCAGCAAATCTAGCTCTAGTATCAGCTTCAGCTTTTAGGTACCATAAGTAACCAGAAGCACCCATTTCAGTAGAAACTTCTACCCAACCAATTCTAGAAGCATCAGATCCTGAAACTTCGTAGTAATCTTTCATGATTATTGGTTTATTAGTAAAAGATCTAAAGTCTGGCTCGTTAGCACGTCTACCAGTTTCTTCAGTAGTAGCAGCACCACCAGTCATGTAAGAAACTCCTTTACCAAACTCAGATCCATAAACTAATATAGTTGTACCATTAGCAGTAGCGTTTGTTGGTAAGTTAGCTTGTCCATAAGCAGCTACATCTATTGTAGCAGCTCCAGCTGCAGCTGTAACAACTAAACATTTAAATATACCATCAGAGTTTGAAACAATAACAGTATCGTTTACTCGTATACCGTGGTTAGTAGCAGTAAAACCTGCAGTACCATCAATATCATTTTCAATTGTAATTTGAGTTGTAGCAGCAGTACCAGGGTTTGCACCTCCAGTAGTGTCGTTTACTCTACCTGTGTAAGATAAGTGTAATCTACCTTGCTCAGACCATACTACTTGATCAGCAGTCATAGCCTCTTCTGCACCAACTTGTGATAAGAAACCTGAAATAGTTCTTGGTCCGAACACTTCAGCTTCTCTTTCCATCAAGTCAGGCACGTATTGTTGCGCCCAACCTTCGTTTGCTGTTGCCGCAAGATCTAAATAATTTGTAGATAGTGCTTGCTGCTGTGGAGCAGGAACACTATTCAAATTAGGTCCATTTGTAATTGCCATAATTTTGTAATTTTAATTTGTTATTTTTTGTTTTTAATTCTAAATTTGAAGTCATTTGAATTATTACCTAACACTTTCACTTTCATACCGCCCGTATTAATCTGACCGTTAAACTCTTGTCTTGGATCCATACTAACGTTTTTAGATTTAGCAATACTGTCTTTTAAAGCATCTGCTTTACCTTGTTCATAAAAATGTTTTGCAATAGCATCAGCGTTCATGGCTGTAAATAAAGACTTGTGATAGCCTTTAGTATCTTCCATTTCATTATTTTTATTTAAGAACTTCTTAACAAAATTATTAATGTCACTTTGATTTTCTTTAACAGAGCTAGTGTCTTTTACATTATATCTAAACCTTTTGTCGCCAACGTTATATTCAAAACCTTTGAACTCTTTGTTGAACAACTGATTAGTTTTGTTTAAAAAAGCACGAGTCTGTTTTTCAGCTACTTGCTGCTGTTCTTTTGACTGCTTGTTGTACCTGTTGAAAAAGTCAATGGCTTTTTGCTGTTCTTTAGTAAGCTTATTACCATATTGTATTTCATCATAGTACTTGGTTTTTGCACTTTCTAAGTGCGACTTTGCTTGAGCAACTTGCTCCTTCAAAGCTAGTTTTTTTCTTTTTATATCTATATCTTCATCCACTTCTTCGTCAAAAGAAAAAGCGTCTTCCATCATAAAGTCTACTTCTTCTGAGTTAAGATGTGGTTTTGTTTGTTTGTAAAATTCTCTTAATAACGATAAGTTATCTAATTGAGAATAATCTTGATTTAACTTAACATAGTCTTCTAAACTACCACCAGTTTCGTTCATAAAGTCTACTAGCTTTTCTATGTTTTCTGGAAGTGGTTTGCCTGTTTCTTGCGCTTCAGCTACAGCTTCTTCTACTTCTTCAACAAGTTCTTCTACTTGCTCTTTTACCTCTTCATCTACTTTTATTTCCTCAACAACGGGTGTTTCTTCATTTTGAACTTCGTTGGCGCTTTCTCCGGTAGGCTCTTCATTTTTTGTTTCGACGTTTTCCTCGAGTACCTTTTCGCTAGTTTCGGATTCGTCGCGTACAGGAACCTCATCTGTGCTTTGCTCTGGAACGGCATCTGTTTCTGGTTTTTTAGTTAAATCTACTTTAGTGATATTATCACTACTTTGTTCTTTGTTTTTACTAAGATCTACCTTAGTAACATTATCTGTTTCTTTTTTCTTTTTTGCCATAATATAATATAATAATAATTAATAATTTTTATCTAGGTCCAAACTGTGACAAGTCACCTATAGACTCAAGTCCTAGTACATCATTGCCTGATGACTCAAAGTTTTTAGTTGATTGATTACCTTTTCTTTGTTCTATTAGCTCAGACTGTTGACTAGCTTGTATTCTAGTTCTTTCATCTTTACGATCTTCTTTTTCTTTTTCTCTTAACTTTAAATTTTCTGTTTCAAGACCTTTTAACCTCATATTAAACTCAAACTCTAAAGCCATTAGCTGTTGTTTAGCTTGTATTTCTTGTTGTAGTTTTTGTAACTCAAGCTGTGCCCTTAGTTGCTCTAGTTGAGCGTCAGACTGTGTTAACGCTTGTTGTTTTTGTACTTCCATTTGCGCGGCAGCTTGTTGTTGTTGCGCGTTTGCTTGTGCTTGAGCTTGTATATTTTGTTGCTTCATTAACTGATCTTGTTCTATCTTTTTGCTTCTACGTATTTTTAAAACTTGATTAGCTAACTTAACACTACTTATTTCTCTAATATCTATAGCGTCTTCTAAATCTATTGTCTGTTGCTGTAAAGACATTTGTATATTGTTTTCAAGCATTGCCTTTTCTTCTTCATCTGGCATTAACTCTATAAATATACCAAAGTCATAAAGATGTAAATCAGACATTTCTTC